TGACACAGTTGTTCGAGTTGCGGAAGAACTGTTTCAACGAGCTCTCCGTCAGAAAGTGGTTACGGATGCTCCTATGGGCATTGGGCAAAACTTTCTCAAAGCGCACAAAGTTGACATCCGTGTCTTTCATTCGGGCGCTGGGAAACGCCAAAAAGCGAGACACAGGTATGGTGTATGCGCACTCCGGCTGAGCACAAGAGCGTAATGTGAGCGACGAGTTCGGCCTGGGCTTAAGAACGTTGGTAAAGTGATAAGGCAAAACTGCCATGTCCCCCTCTATAAAGAGAACCTGGCCCAAAACCAAGTCGGGCCCGTCGCCATGAACATACATGGCATACGTGTTGTTGTAGGGTATATCGGAGCCAACATCTTTGGGCGGCAAACCCATTTGGCTCTCAAAGCGCGGAAAGTGGATTGGTGCGTTCCCGCCTCGTTCCAAGTTGCCTTCGTTAGATTGAGCTTTGGCTCCCATCCCAAACAGAGAGCGTATGAGCGTCCACACCGAGCTGGCAAACCCTTTAAGGATATCGAAGGCAACCTTTAGCGCCACCCCAACCAGTGCTGAACGCGCCAAAAACCAGACATAACGCTCTGGTGTCATGTTAGGGTTCATAGCGTCTGACACCATGGATGCACAAAAAGTCTTGACAAAGCCACCAGCCTTGTCCACAACCATGCGACGAACGTAAACGGCAAACCTCTTAAGCCACTCCAGCCGGAGTTTAGCACCCGCTGCCCTATCTGAGTGGTGTCGTTTATGGGCCCTGGCATTCTTCAACTTCCACAAACGGTATCGCAACACGGCAAGGATAAGATCTAGATCTCTCCCGTCGTCATCATCGGGATTCCCAGGATCACCCCCAAGGGCACCAATCTCCCTCCTCAGATCGGCAATGCTCAAGTCGTCAAAAATGTTCGGCCCCAAAGGCGGCCTTGGCAAGTTCTCCGCCTCACCAATGTCAAAGGAAGAGTAAGGGTCCGAAATGTCAGAATCCTCAGAGTCAGTGCGCGCACCGCCGCCAAGATCGACATCGCGCGGCCCCTCACCATCGCCCCCCAGGTCCGGGTCTGTGCCACGAACGGGTTCGTCATCATCAAGCTCACTGTCGGAGCTTGAGGCATGATCATCGTCACTTGGTCCCTGGGAACGTAGCCCTGCCGCTAAATCGCTGCTCCAACTCTCCAAATCAGAGACCTCGGCTGCGTGGGCCGCGGCTCGATCCTTATGGACAGTTGCCAGGCGCTTGGCCAAATCGAGCAACGTAAAGTTGCTGCCATTCCAATCAGAAGGGGCTGCGCTGCTATAATCATGCGGCACGATTCTCCACGCGTGCCAAGGTATGCACGACAAGAGCTGGTCGACTGTATACGTCTCCGGCAATTGGGCGCGTGAATCCCTGAAATACGAGGCAACCTTCGCGTAATCGAGCTGTGGAGTTACCTCACCATCCACGACACGTCTAAACTCCGGGTCAACAAAAACCCAGTAGCCGTTCTCGATACGCCTGACCACTGCCCTAGGCTCAACAACCAAGTTAGCAACCGTGGAGTGAATGTCAGCAACATTTGTTGACCCCACAATAAGGTCAGACATGAAATAGAACCTACCCTTGCTGTCAATGTCTGCGTAATTCAAGGGGAAGGCCCAGTTGCCTACTGCACGTATCAAAAACATGGCGTCGTTGTCCTGCTGAACGCCGGTCGTCTTCTGCTGGAAGCAATCATCCATGACGTAGCAGAACTGCTGGACGTAACCGTTCCAGTACTCACTGATGCCCTTCTGCCACATGTTGGACAAGATCTCACTAGGGTCGACTTCTCCAACTAACAACATGACAGCGCTCGCAAGCCATTTGATCACGGTCGTCTTTCCCACACCACTGCCACCGCCCAGCATAACGGTCTGCGGCTGCATACGGAACGCGTTCGACTTATTTAACGCACCACGATGCGCCTGGATAGCTCCTGTCAACCGGTCGATGTAACGGTTGACAAAAGTTAAGTTGTGCGCGCTCCT